TGAGAACATCTATAATGTATATGTAAGTTGAGAGAAAGGACTAAAAATGATTGACTTTATTGGTGCTCGTGACGGTGGTATTGAGTTCTTCGCTGGAACTGGAAACCCTGTTGGATTCGCAAAAACCCCTAAAATGGTTGCTTACATCATCAAGACTAAAGGTCTTGCGACTTCTGTATTCCACAGTTCTTCAATGGACTTTGCTGATGAATATGGGTTCGCTGACTATGATGGTGCGTGGAAACTTTGGGAAACTGGAATGGAGTTAGTATAATGACAATTGATCCGAAATTGAAAAAACATATGGAAGATATGTGGACTGCAACAGAAATCAATGGTGTGAAGATTAAAGAGCGCCATCTTGGTTTTGGTGCTTTACCAGATATTAAATTCATAATGGAAGATGGTTCTTTCCTATCTGCAAAGGCCCTGTTCAATGAATAGGGGTGATTGGGTAGAACTTAAAGGTATTTCCAGACATGGGAAAAATCGTATTAACCAACATGGGTCTAAATGGGTGGTTAATGCACTAGGCACTTTCAATGGGAATGCTGCGGTGAGATGTCGCAGTGAGAACAAGACTTTCAGACTTGGTTCTTTTGGAAAGAAAATGCATGATGAAAGATGGGTGCTTCTAAAAAATGATGAAAATTTTGAAATTGTTTCAAAAACATCTTGACATTGTTGTGAAAACAGACTATACTGAGTATACAAACTTGAAAATCTAAGGAGATTTATATTATGGCACATGAACTTGAAATTGTAAACGGACAGGCCCAGATGGCATATGTGGGTGAACTTCCGTGGCATGGTTTGGGAACTAAAGTCCCTGCCGATTTAACCCCAGAACAGTTTATGACAACTGCTGGTTTGAATTGGGAAGTAACCAAAGAAGATATGGTAACTGCTTCTGGTGTTGCAATCCCCGGCAAACAGGCACTTGTTCGCTCTATTGACAACAAGGTTTTAGATGTTGTTGGTAAGGGTTGGAATCCTGTTCAGAACGCAGAGGCGTTTGAGTTCTTTGATGAGTATGTTCGTGCTGGTGACATGGAAATGCACACCGCTGGTTCTCTCAAAGGTGGTGAGATTGTCTGGGCACTTGCGAAAACCAAAGAGTCTTTTGAGTTGTTCAAAGGTGATGTAACCGACAACTACTTCCTATTTACTAACCCACACAAATTTGGTAAGTCAATCGACATTCGTATGACCCCAATTCGTGTAGTGTGTAACAACACTCTAACTCTTTCACTGTCAAAACAGTCAGAACAGATGGTTACTGTAAACCACAGAACTGCATTTGACCCAGAGGCAGTAAAAGAACAGATGGGTATTGCTCGTGAGAAGATGGAACAATACAAGTCAATGGCAGAGTTTCTTGGTTCAAAACGATACACTGCTGACAATGTAATCCAATACTTCAACACAGTATTCGGTGCTCCTGCAAAAGAGAAAGTGGACAATGTAATTCCTTTCACTTCTCGTAACGCCAAACTTGCGATGGAAAACATCCAGACACAACCCGGCGCTAACTTTGCAGAAGGTTCATGGTGGCAGGCATTTAATGCAGTCACTTACATGACAGACCACTTGCAAGGTCGTGAGAACGACTCTCGCCTACAGTCTGCATGGTATGGACGAAACCGTAAGGTGAAACTTAACGCCCTTGACAAGGCACTTGAGTTCGCTGAGGCGGCATAAAAAAGTTGAAGAAAAGGGTTGAAAAACCCTTTTCAGATACCTATATAATATTAGGGTGCAGTTCGTAAGTCATCCTGCTCGACACAAAATATATGCTTACTCTGTGTCGCAAACTAGGGTTTGTCGGTATCCCCCCAAAAACCGTCATTATAAATAATGGGTGATACGCCTAATGGGTATCACAAATGTATCTTGCTTATGAAAGGAGAAACAACATGGTAAATACATCTCTTATGGTAAACGACCCTTTTGATCGGGTTAAAACTTATTCTATCGGTTTTGATAGAATGTTCGACAAACTCTTTGATGAGAGTTCTGTTGCAACAACAAACTACCCCCCTTACAATATCGTAAAGGTAGACGATTCCAATTATGTAATTGAAGTCGCAATTGCTGGTTTCAGCAAGGACGAAATTGAGATTGAGACTAAGGAAAATATTCTTACAATCAAATCTCAATCCAGACCAGAGGGTGATGACGATAAACAATATCTACATAAGGGTATTTCAAATCGTGCATTTACTCGTGCCTTTACTTTATCTGATGATGTGGTAGTTAAGGGTGCAACCTTTGAAAATGGGTTGTTGAATGTGGAACTTGAGAGAATCATTCCAGAGGAAAAGAAACCTCGTTTGATTGAAATCAAGTAACACAAAACATAAGAGGGGAAAAATGTATTGACATTATCCCCTCTTTTTGATAATATAATGAAACTGCACAAATCGTGCAGCAATTACAGAATGGAGACATTATGGCTAGAAAAGCACTAACTAAGAAGCAGAAGGTTCTTAACCTTCTATCAACTGGTAAGAATGTGACTTGGAAAACACTAAGAACTAAGTTTGATCTTACTTCCCCTCGTTCACTAGTAGATACCCTACGAAATGAAGGTAACTGTATCTATGTCAATAAGACAGTAGATGGACAGACTGCATATCGTTTGGGTGAACCCTCTAAGGGTGTCATCGCTGCTGGACTGAAGGCAATTTCGGGTTCAGACTATTCTTACGAAGCTCGTTTCCAGAGCTAATCATGTTGTGGGGGCCTTGCGCCCCCACACTACCTTATAGGATGTTAATGTGAAAAAGATTGATTACAAGTATTCAGAAGACAAAATTCTTGAAGAGTTGAAAAACTATATCGACTCTACATACAACGCACACTACTCGCATAACAAATTTCAAGCAACAGAATTTATCATGGACAGTGGACATGGTGAAGGTTTCTGTATCGGCAATATTCTAAAATATTCACAACGATATGGAAAAAAAGATGGCAAGAACAGAAATGACTTGCTAAAGGTAATCCATTATGGTATAATGGCGTTACATAATCACGATAATCATGGAGATAATTGATGAAACTTAGTAATGATACAAAAGAAGTTCTAAAGAACTTCTCCACTATCAACCAAAACCTATTGGTTAAAAGTGGAAATGTGATCGGAACAATGTCTGCAATGAAAAACATTGTTTCAAAAGCAACAATCCCAGATACATTTAGTTCAGAGTTTGCAATCTACGACTTGAACGAATTTTTATCTGCTCTATCTTTGTTCAAAGACCCAACACTAGACATTGGTGAGAAGTCTGTGAAACTTAAAGAAGAGGGTGGTGGTAGTTCAGTGAACTACTTCTTCAGTGACCCATCTATTGTCACTGCACCAAAGACAGAAATTCAAATGCCTTCTGTTGATGTAGAGTTTACCTTTACACAAAACACTTTTGATAAAATTCAAAAGGCGTCTGCTGTTCTTGGTGTGCCTGATGTGGTTCTTAAAGGAACTGCTGGTGGTAACATCGAACTACTTGTTACTGATCGTAAGAATGACACTTCTAACGATTTCAGTATCACAGTTGGTGAAAACGCACCATCTGATTTCACATATTTCTTTAAGGTTGAAAACCTAAAACTTCTTTCTGGTGACTACAAGGTTGAAGTCTCTTCAAAAGGTATTTCGCATTTTACCAATGTGAATAAATCTGTTGAATACTTTATCGCTCTTGAAGCGGCATAATGTAACATATATGAATCATTAACCTAGTTAATGTAACATATATGAATCATTAAACCAGAAGGAATATATTATGAATGATGTGATACTATGGGTGGAAAAATATCGACCATCCAAAATCAGTGAGACTATTCTTACTGATGATTTGAAAAAGACTTTCCAGACTTTTGTTGATGAAGGGTATATCCCCAATCTACTATTGTCTGGAGGCCCAGGCGTAGGTAAAACCACTGTTGCAAAAGCAATGCTTGATGAACTTGGTGCAACCTACATGATGATTAACGGTTCAGAAGAATCGGGTATTGATGTTCTCAGAAATAAGATTAAGAACTTTGCGTCTACTGTTTCTATGGATGGTAAACGCAAGTTCGTAATCTTAGATGAGGCAGACTATCTCAATCCACAATCTACACAACCAGCGTTGCGTGGTTTTATGGAAGAGTTCCACAAGAACTGTGGGTTCATCCTTACTTGTAATTTCAAGAATAGAATTATCGAACCTTTACATAGTCGATGTTCTGTTGTGGAATTCAAGATTCCCAATACAGATAGACCAAAACTTGCTGGACAATTCTTTAAGAGAGTTCAAGACATTCTCACTACAGAAAAAGTTCAGTTTGAACCTAAAGCAGTTGCTGGTGTAGTTGAGAAACACTTTCCAGACTGGCGTAGGGTGTTGAATGAACTTCAACGATACTCAGCATCTGGTATGATTGATTCTGGTATTTTAGTAAACATATCAGAAACCAATATGAAAGATTTGGTTACTCATCTTAAAAACAAAGACTTCAAAGATGGGGTTCGTAAGTGGGTTGCAAATAACTTAGATAATGACCCTTCTCGTGTATATCGTAAAATCTATGATACGCTATATGATGAGGTTGATAACAAGGGACATTTAGTTTTACTTGTTGCAGACTATTCTTACAAATCTGCCTTTGTTGCAGATCAAGAAATCAATATGCTTGCCTTTATGGTAGAAGTTATGCAACAGGTAGAATTCAAATGAGTTATGAACTAAAAGACTATCTAAACTCAATCAATCTCACAAAGGAAAATCTGATGGATTCAGACGACCCTTTGTGGGAGAAAAAGTATTCACCTTTTATTATTAACAAATGTATCGCACCATTTAATGATACGATAATGTTTGTTAATGAGATGAATATGCGTCATCATCTTGACACCAAACTACAATATGACTTTTTACTAAATACTATTAGACCTAAGAAACGATATGCGCCTTGGGTGAAAGCGTCTAAGTTGAAAGACTTAGATTGTATAAAGGAATATTATGGTTATAGTAATGAAAAGGCAAAGATCGCACTTTCAATACTAAATGATGACCAAATAACTACTATTAAAAATAGTTTGAATAAAGGTGGAAGAAAATGAATGAAATCGTATGGCGTCCAGATGAGATGCTAGAAGTAAAATTAAAAGAACCAGACGATTTCCTAAAAGTGCGTGAGACATTATCTCGTATAGGAGTCGCCTCTCGTAAAGAGAGAAAGTTGTATCAGTCTTGTCATATATTACATAAACAAGGCAAATACTACATCGTCCATTTCAAGGAACTCTTTGCTCTAGATGGTAAAGATACCAATCTAAACGAAAACGATATTTCTCGTAGAAACTCAATTGCAGCATTGCTTGGTGATTGGGGACTAGTGGAAATCGTTGGTAGTGCTGAACCAAAGGCACCACTGTCACAGATTAAGGTAATCGCCTTCAAAGAGAAAGACGAATGGATTTTGGAAACAAAATATAACATTGGTAAAAAGAGGATAGATTGAATTGGCAGTATCATTTTCTAATTTTGTAGAGGAACTATCTCCAAACCCAAAAGAGGTTGACATTCAAGTTGCAGTTCTAACTAAAGTTCGTTCTAAGAACAAAGAGTTAGTGAGCAACATGATTGATGATGTCTGTAAGAAAAGGGGTATTGAGTGTCATGTCATCAATGTAAAAGATGCATGGGTATCCAAGAATGATTTGGAGAAGGGTTCTCTTACCATTTCTAATGTGGATGGTGAAGATACAGAAGTAGAATTTGATTTGTCAAGAACAGTTTGTTTCGTGCGAGCGGGCGTGCTTGAGGATGAAATTGGACTTGCCCTTTTAGGGACATTTGAAAATGCTGGTGCGTTTATGATTAACGACCGTGATGGTATGATGACTTGCGATAATAAAATGTCATCACTCATTGCATTTGAAAGAGACAATATTCCAGTTCCAAAAACAGCACTTGTATCTAACGAAAAGTCTATCGAACCAGCCCATGCAAAGATTGGTGGGAAGTTTCCAGTTATTATTAAAACAATTACAGGGACACAAGGTATCGGTGTTTCGATTGTAAACGATTATCAAAGTATGATTTCTGTTATCCAATCGCTTTGGAAGTTTAAGGCAGAATTGTTGATACAGGAATTTTTAGAGTTTGATTATGACATAAGAACGGTGGTAATGAATGGTAAAATACTTGCATCAACTAAAAGAATTCGTCCAGAAAAAGATTTCAGATCTAATAGACACAGAGGGGCAACAACAGAACCGCATGAACTTACTGAAGAAGAAAGGACAGCAGTTCTTTCTGCTGCTAGGTCAGTTGGTGCATACATTGTCGGTGTTGATCATGCTTTGGTTAATGGTGACATTTACATTCTTGAGTGTAATGGTAGTGCCGGTATTGGAAGTAATTTTGCGATGTATGACATCACTGTGGAAGAGTCTGACGAAAACGATTACAAGGGTGTCGCAAAACCTAAAGAAATTGTGGACAAAATGATTGAGTATATCTCAACAGTTAAAAACCGTAGACACACATTCCCTACCGAAGCAGGATATGTTGAACGCATTGAGATTGAGGGTTACGGCCCTGTTCGTGCAAAGTTTGACACTGGTAACGGAACAAAGGCATCTATGTTCGTTGTTGATGAACTAGAAGTCAAAGGTAAGAATGTTAAGTGGAGTAAAAATGGTAAGGGACAAACTAGCAAGTTGATGGGTATGTCCCATCCTGCTCATGTTGGAAAGATTGATGAAAGACCAATTGTGCATTTAGATGTTAAGTTCAATAACAAGTTGTATAAAGATGTTCCATTTGGTCTAACAACAAAAGATTCCATGTCAACTGTTCTCATTAACAGAGATGCAATGACACGGTTTAAGGTCTCAGTAAACCCTAACAGAAGATTCGCTCTGTCGGATTGGATTGAAAGGGGTGATGAGAATGATGATGAAGGTTAAATTGAAAGGAAAATATCATGTTACTTGACGCACTAAGAAAACACGCAGAAGGACACATTGCAAAACATAAAGCAAATGTTCTTGTATATCTAAACAATCCTGTAGGTGTTGGCGAACACCCAGACATCATTGAAACGATGGAAAAGGAAGTTCTAGAAATTGCTAAATATCAAGATGTCATTGATATGTTAGATCAACATTTCTCAGAAGAAGAACAAAAACAATACACACTTTTCTCTTGACAACAACCCCTAACGGTGGTATATTTACATTATGCGATTTTACACTCATGTTGCCCAATGGGGCAATCAACTTCTTGTTCGTGGCGTAGAGAACGGAGTTCGTTCTAACTTCAAAGTTAAATACGAACCAACCCTCTATGTCCCTGTTCAAAAAGAAACAGGTTGGAAAACATTGGAAGGCAAGAATGTCAATCCGATGCGTTTTCTCACAATTAAAGAAGCAAAAGAATTCGTTGCACAATATGAAAATCAACCTCATCTTGTCTATGGGTTGACACAATTCCCCTACACCTATATCGCAGAAAAGTATCCTCGACAAATCGAGTTTGATAGTTCACAAATGCGTATTGTCACAATTGATATTGAGGTGGAGTGTGAGAACGGTTTCCCAAATGCCGATCAGGCACTTGAACCTATGCTTGCAATCACTATCAAAAATCATGATACTGGACGCATTAAGGTTTGGGGGTTGCACGAATATCACAATGATAGAGAAGATGTGCAATATATTAAGTGTGCGACTGAGCGTGAACTCCTAGCACAATTTCTTGCATGGTGGGAAAGTGACCATCCAGATATTATTACTGGTTGGAACACTGAACGATTCGATATTCCTTATATCTGCAACCGTATCAAATCGGTTATGGGTGAGGATGCAATGAAACGCCTATCGCCTTGGGGTGTAGTTAATGCAAGAACTGTTACCAGTGGTTATGGAAAGAAAGAACAAGTCTATGACATTATGGGTGTCGAGGACTTGGATTATCTTCTGCTGTATCGTAAACACACTTATGTAAGACAAGAATCTTATCGACTAGACCACATTGCTCATGTTGAACTAGGCGAACGCAAAGACGAAAATCCATATGAGACTTTTCGTGAGTGGTATACAAACGACTATCAATCATTCCTAGACTATAATATACAGGATGTGGAACTCGTTGACAAACTAGACGATAAGATGAAACTCATCGACTTGCATTTGACTATGGCATATGATGCAAAGGTAAATATCACTGATGCATTTACTTCTGTTAAGTATTGGGATGTTCTTATCTACAATCATCTTCTATCAAAGAAGGTCGTTATTCCTCAAAAGAAAAGAAGTGAAAGTAAGAGTGAAAAGTATGCCGGTGCATATGTGAAAGAACCACAAGTTGGACAACATAAGTGGGTTCTGTCTTTTGACTTGAACTCACTCTATCCTCACTTGATTATGCAATACAACATCTCGCCAGAGACACTACTACCACAGTATGATCCAAATGTCGATGTTGATTATATGCTTGCAGCAAAGAAACTTTCTAATCCAGACAATGTAACTTGCACACCAAACGGTGCGATGTTTTCAAAAGAAAAACAAGGGTTCTTGCCTGAGATGATGCAGAGTATGTATGATGACAGAACCATTTACAAACGCAAGATGTTGGACGCAAAACAGAAATACGAAGATACCAAAGACCCCAAGTATCTAAAAGATGTGTCTCGTTTTAATAACATTCAGATGGCAAGAAAGATTTCATTGAACTCTGCCTATGGTGCGATTGGTAACGAATGGTTTAGATACTATGAACTCAAGATTGCAGAAGGTATTACAACTTCTGGACAACTTGCTATTCGGTGGATTGAGAAATCCTTAAACATCTATCTAAACAAACTACTGAAAACTGAAGGAGTGGATTATGTCATTGCGAGCGATACGGATTCAGTATATATTACTTTTGAGCGATTGGTTGACAGTGTGCTTAAAAAGAGAGATAATGAGTCGGAAGATTCGTATCGTGGGCGGGCCGTGGACTTCCTTGACCGAGTCGCTCAAGATAAGATTGAACCGTTTATTGATAAGAGTTATCAAGGCCTTGCTTCGTATGTAAATGCATATGCACAGAAGATGCAGATGAAGCGTGAGGTGATTGCAGACAAGGGTATTTGGACTGCAAAGAAACGATACATTCTAAATGCATGGGATGTTGAGGGGGTTCGTTATAAAGAACCATCACTCAAGATTATGGGTATTGAAGCAGTTAAGTCATCTACGCCTGCACCATGTCGTGAGAAGATTAAAGATGCTCTAAAAGTTATAATGTCTGGCACAGAGAAAGATGTGAACAACTTTATTCAAGAGTTTCGTGAAGAGTTTATGAAACTGCCTCCAGAAGAAATTGCGTTTCCTCGTTCTGTGAACGGAATCTCTAATTGGAGTGACAGTTCTAACATCTTCAAAAAGGGAACACCAATGCATATTAAAGGTGTGATACTCTACAACCATTTTGTTCGTCAGCAGAAGTTGACTAATAAGTATCCTCTTATACAAGAGGGTGAGAAGATTAAGTTTCTCAACTTGAGAACACCTAATCGGATGCAGTCTAATGTGATTTCGTTTATGACAAAGTTGCCAAAAGAACTTGACATACATTCACATCTAGACTATGATACACAGTTTGAGAAGGCGTTTGTTGAACCTTTGACTTTTATTATGAACCAGATTGGATGGACAATTGACAGAAGTTATGGAACACAAATGTCACTAGAGGATTTTTTCGTATGAGTGATAAAACAGAAATAAACCAAGAACTATATGAGTTACTAAGAAGTTGTGCAGACAGCACTGGATTGCCAGTGATGAATCGTTCTTTGTTTGTTTCGACAACAGAAAAGTATGGTAAAGAATTATTTCGTTCTACTCTTGCAGAATATATTACAAGAGAGAAACCGCCATATCCACTCAAACAATTTTCAGAATCAAAAGTAATCGAAAACTTTCGTAAGTTGGAGAAAGCGCCTTTCACTGATTATATCAATATTCCTACAAAAGAGGTTGTTGAAAAATACGATGACTACAAATATCCATATAGTGAATTTGGACTAGGGTTTATCGAAGGCCCATCCAACTTCAACTATTGTGCAGACTCATTTATGAATGACTTGCGTATGCGTTGTGGTTCGTATGGTTTCAAAGCACCAGTTACTAGATGGGAAGATGGTGATAATATTTGGGGTGCTTTCGGCCCTATTTGGAGAGGTGTAAATGATGCAAAAGAACTTACACCTAAAACTTATACAATGGCATTTCGTCTAGGAACTTACATTGCAACACAGTTCAAACCTATTGTTGCGAAAACAATTTATGACATGACTCGTGCGAAAACCGTATTAGATACCTCTATGGGTTGGGGTGATAGACTTACTGGTTTTTATGCTTCTAATGCAACACACTACATTGGTTGCGACCCCAATCCAAACACATTTGAGCGTTATCATAAAATGATTGCGTTCTATGATGGCATCTATGATAAGTCTAAAGGTAAAAAGTCTGTTCATATTTTTAATTGTGGTGCAGAAGATTTGCCTTGGGATAGAATTAAAGATGTTGATTGTGCATTTACTTCACCGCCTTACTTCTCTACAGAAAGATATAATGAGGGCGGTGAAAAAGAGGAACTACAGTCATGGGCAAAGTTCAACGAATACGACAAGTGGAGAGATGACTTCTATCTTCCAGTTGCACAAAACAGTTTCAACTCATTGAGTGAGAATGGTATCTTGATGGTAAACATCCTTGACCCTAAAGTGCATGGTAAACGATACCGTTCAGGCGATGAGTTGGTAGATATGCTTCGTCCTAATTTCTTAGGACAGATTGGAATGAGGATTATGCAGCGCCCACAAGGTGCTTCGGTTTTCAAGGATGAAGAAGGTAACTTTGACAAGGACAAAATGGATGAGTTTATGAATAAACTCTACATGGAAAATGTTTGGGTATTTGGTAAAGATACTTCAGTTGACTTGTTCAGAGATGTTAAAGTGAATACATTAGAGGAGTTCTTTACATGAGACTACTAGAAAATATAACAGTATCGGATGAGCAACTTCAACCGATTGTTGATTGGTGTAATAGTAATGAAGACTTTGCACCAGTAGTGACAAAATATAATAAGAAGGGACAGTGGACAGCAATATCTCTTAGAGGTTATGGTGCTGATACAAAGTCTATTGGAAAGGGTGGTGTTCTAGGAACACAAACCGAAAATAAATTACAGAACACAGAACTGTATGATGAGTTGAACATTGGTTCAATTCTAGAAAATATTCCTGCTGAATGTGAAAGAGTTCGACTGATGCGTTTGAAGGCAGGCACTAAAATTGCAAAACACACAGATAAAGTAGATGCAGATATTAAAACTGGTAGAATAGTTCGCCTACATATTCCTGTTATCACTAATGATAAGATTATTTTTCGTTCATGGTTACAGAGTGGTATTGCAGAGTTCAGTATGGCAAAAGGTGAGTGTTGGTGGTTAGATGTTGCTCGGGCGCATGAAGTAGAAAACAACTCAGACATTGACAGAGTTCACCTAGTAATTGATGTATATAACAATTCACAAGTTGAAAGTATGGTTTGGTTATGAGACACTTAACCCCAGACGATTTTGATGAGGCGTGGAAAGTATACCAAGACAATAAAGATTGGTTTCCTCATGTTAGAAAATCCCATGTAAAAAATAGACTAGAAAAAAATCAATTAGTTCTTGACAAAGGGGTGTTAATAACATATCATAGGTCTAAATCGAATAGAAAAATTGGACAAGATACTGATGTTAGTATAACTGCTGGTTCTCATATGATCCATCAGATTATCAATTCGGTATCTGGCAATGGTAATGCTGAAAAGGTTATCAAAGAGTTTTTCGATTTTGTAGGAACGGATGTCTACCTAACGGTTCGTTCTGAAAACATTCCAGCGAATAAGTTTTATGCTAAAGTTGGAATGAAAGAAGTTGGGTTCATCAATTGGTCTGGTGGTAAGATGCCAGGCAAAGTTTGGAAATGGGAATATGGAAAAAAATAAAGTTACTACACTTGTAATGACAAATGGTGCAGAAATCATCGGGCGATTTGTAGATGAGAGCGACACCCACATTACACTATATAAACCACGAATGGTTCAAGTCACCCAGCAGGGTGTTGGACTTGTCAATGGTATTAGTATGACAGGAAAAGAACCAGATGGTGATTTTAGTTTTTCTCGTTCTAGTATCATGTTTATGATTGAAACTGTTCCAGAACTTGCTTCTGGATGGACATCCCAAACCAGCGGTATTCAACTGCCACCGAAAGGAATTGTATAATGAAAGACGAAGATTTTCTACTCGACTACACTCGATTTGTTGATGAGGTAACAAGTGAAGAGTCAAAAGACCCACAAGCGTTTTCTGATTCATTAGATGTTATTGACCAACATGGAGTGTCACCAGAAAGAATTCTAACTGCTGCAATTGGTATCAGTGCAGAAGGTGGTGAGTTTGCAGAGATTGTAAAGAAGTGTGTCTTTCAAGGCAAACCATTTGATGAGGAAGCACAGTATCACGCAAAGAGAGAACTTGGAGATATTCTCTGGTATGTTACTCAGGCGTGTATCGCTCTTCAAATTAAATTGGAAGATGTTATAGATACTAATATAGAAAAGTTAGAAGCACGATACCCAAATGGGTTTGAGACTTTTCGCTCAGAAAACAGAGAAGAAGGAGATATTTAAGTATGGACTTTCTGAAAGATATTGCCAAGACAGCAGGCAATGAATATGCTGCACTTGTATCAGATGGCGTTGAAGCAGGGGATGTAGATTCCTTCATTGATACAGGTTCGTATATCTTCAACGCATTGATGTCTGGAAGTATCTACGGTGGACTTCCATCAAATAAAATCACTGCTGTTGCTGGTGAATCTGCAACAGGTAAAACCTATTTTGTGATGGGCATGGTAAAGTCATTCCTTGATGCAAACCCAGATGCTGGTGTGTTGTATTTTGAGTCTGAATCTGCAATCACAAAACAAATGGTTATCGACAGAGGTATTGACCCATCTCGTATGGTAATTCTACCAGTAACCACAGTTCAAGAATTTAGAACACAGGCAATTCGTGTTCTAGACAAATATCTTGAACAACCAGAGGATCAGCGTTCGCCTTTGATGTTGTGCCTTGATTCGCTTGGTATGTTGTCTACAACAAAAGAAGTAGAAGATACTGCTGATGGTAAAGAAACTCGTGACATGACACGGGCACAAGTTCTCAAGGCTGCATTTCGTGTATTGACTTTGAAACTTGGTAAAGCAAAAGTTCCAATGGTTGTTACTAACCATACATATGATGTAGTTGGTTCAATGTTCCCAACCAAAGAAATGGGTGGTGGTTCTGGACTGAAGTATGCTGCATCATCTATCGTCTATCTTTCTAAGAAGAAAGAGAAAGATGGAACAGAAGTTATTGGTAACATCGTTCACTGTAAGAACGCCAAGTCTCGTTTGACTATTGAAAACAAGATGGTGGATGTTCGACTAACATATGATAAAGGACTTGATCGTTATTATGGACTACTTGACCTCGCACTGAAATATGGAATTTTCAAATCTGTATCTACTCGTATCGAATTGCCTGATGGCACTAAGACATTCGGCAAGACAATCAACAACAATCCAGAGAATTATTTTACTGATGAAATCATGCAACAGTTGGATAATGCTGCTGGGCAAGAATTTAAGTATGGTAATCAGAAACAATTTGAAGCAGAGAATGAAGAAGTAGATGACGAAGTTCATTCAGACATATGATAATGTAATCACACCAGATTTTGCAAAACAACTTATTGCAATGTTTGAAGAACACCCATCACACCACGAAGAAGTGGTGTTAGATGGGCATATGTCTTTCACACAAATCAATTTGCAAAATCATCCCGAATGGGAGCCGTTTAGTAAAGCATTATATGAAGTCTTTCATAGTCATGTTGATAAGTATATGCAAGACTGTAATGTTACAGATAAGATGTTTCCACAACGATTTGCATTTGAAAACTTTCGTATGAAACGATATTTGCCTAATGACAAAGATGAGTTTCCAGATCATGTTGATGTCGGCAGTCACGATTCTGCTCGTAGGTTCTTGGTATTCTTTTTATACCTTGATGATAACGAAGCAGGATTTACGGATTTCCCACAGTATCATATAAGAGTAAAACCAGAGATAGGTAGAATGTTGATGTTCCCCCCAATGTGGACACATCTTCATGCTGGAGTAAAACCTATTAAGAAACCAAAATATATTATAGGAAGTTATTTACATTATGTCTGATATTAGAGAAATGTATACCTTTGTAGAAAATAAAGATAAGACTTGGACAGGAATTGGATTAACTGAAAAGGCGGGCAAATATCAAGGAGTTGTTTATCAATACGGTAAGGTATCCATTGTTGAGAACGAAGAAAAAACAGAAGCATCTTTACAATTCGATTGGGATATGTTAGACTCTAACGGACTACCAAAAGAAATGATTGGAGATGATTTCTTCAAACTTATTGGTGACATTTTACAAGATATAATTACAGAACAATTAAATAAGGAAGAATTACAATATGTCAACACAGACGATTGAAAGAACAACTCTCAGTAACCTAGTTTATAATGAACCTTACGCTCGTAAGGTTTTGCCATTTATTAAACCAGAGTATTTTTCTAATCGTTCAGAGCGTGTGGTTTTTGAAGAAATCACAAAGTTCATGGAGAAGTATGGTAATCAACCAACTAAAGAAGCACTATCCATTGAACTAGATAATCGTAAAGACTTAAATGAAGAAGAGTTCAAGACAGTTCTAAATGTTGTCGAAACATTATCTGATGCACAAGTTGATATGCAGTGGTTGGTGGATACCACTGAAAAGTTCTGTAAAGATAAAGCAGTTTACAACTCTATCCTATCCAGTATTCAAATCATTGAGGGTAAAGACAAACAACATACCCCAGAAGCAATTCCATCTATTCTATCCGAAGCACTTGCAGTTGCATTTGATCAAAATGTAGGACATGATTATGTTGATGATGGTGCAAGTCGATTTGAGTTTTATCACAAGAAAGAAGAGAAACTTGAGTTTGACTTGGAATACTTTAACAAGATTACTAAGGGTGGACTTCCACAGAAAACACTAAACATTGCACTTGCTGGAACTGGTGTTGGTAAATCGTTGTTCATGTGTCACATGGCGGCATCTACTTTGATGCAAGGCAAGAATGTTCTCTACATCACTTTGGAGATGGCAGAAGAACGAATTGCAGAACGAATTGATGCGAACTTGATGAACATCACTATGGATGATTTGCATGAACTTCCTAAAAAGATGTTTACAGATAGATTAACTAAAATCCAAAACAAGACAAATGGTAAACTCATTATCAAAGAATATCCAACTGCATCTGCACACACTGGACACTTTCGTGCATTGTTGAAAGAACTTGCTCTCAAGAAATCTTTCAAACCAGATATTATCTTTATCGACTATCTGAATATCTGTTCATCTGCTCGTTTCAAAGGTAATGCGAATGTGGGTTCATACTTCTATATCAAGGCGATTGCAGAAGAACTAAGAGGACTTGCAGTAGAAAACAATGTTCCTATCATGTCTGCAACCCAGACTACTCGTGGTGGTTACGCCAACTCTGATGTAGGACTAGAGGATACATCCGAATCATTTGGTTTGCCTGCAACTGCTGACTTGATGTTTGCTCTTATCTCTACAGAAGAACTAGAACAACTGAACCAGATTATGGTGAAGCAGTTGAAGAACCGTTACAACGACCCTGGCATGAACAAACGATTTGTTATTGGAATTGATCGTGCAAGAATGAAATTATTTGATTGTGAACAAGAAGCACAAGATGATTTGATTGATTCTGGACAGGATGATACTCCAGTGTTTGATAAAAGTAATACTGCAAAATACGATAAATTCAACGATATTAAATTCTAATTTGTTCTAAAAACATCTTGACAATATTGGACTGCTGTGTTATTATAAATAATACGGTAATAACTTTGTATAAATGGAAAATGTGTCAAAATGTTAAAATTCAATGGATTTCTCACTGAAGATAAAGGTGGGAAAAATCTACACCTAGAACATATCGAAGACGAAATTCTCAACTATGGAGTTGATGGAGGGCGTGCCTCTATCAACTTTATACGGTCATTGCGTGATATGTTAGCAGGTGCATCTCGTTCCTCTATCAATATGACCGTTAAGTGGGATGGTGCGCCTGCAATCTTTGCTGGTATCGACCCAGAAGACGGTAAGTTCTTTGTTGCAAAGAAATCTGTATTTAACAAAAATCCAAAATTATACAAGACTGCATCTGAAGTAGATTCGGATGTTTCTGGCGACTTGGCAACTAAGTTCAAAGTTGCACTTTCAGAATTTTCTAAACTAGGAATCACTGGTGTTCTACAAGGAGACTTGATGTTCACTAGTGATACGGTTTCCACAGAAAAGATTGATGGTAAATCTTATTACACATTTCAACCAAACACAATCGTTTACGCCGCAGATGTAAATTCTGATTTGGGTAGACAGATTAAAAATGCAAAGATTGGTGTGGTGTGGCACACCACATATTCTGGTAAGACACTACAAGACATGAAGGCATCGTTTGGTGCAAACATTTCTAAGTTGGGTAGATCATCTTCTGTATGGATGGATGATGCAACTTATAAAGATACTTCTGGTTCTGCAACTATGACACAGGCAGAAACAGATGCTGTAACTGCATCATTGTCTGGTGCTGGTTCAACATTCAGAACTATCAACTCTTCACTGTTGACCAGTTTCTTGAATATTCAAAATAGTTTTACTGGTGACTTATCTGGTGCGTCTTTGAAAACATACAATAACTCAAAGGTTCGTGCTGGACAAAAGATTACTAATCCTAAACAACACGCACAAGGATACATTGCGTGGGTTGAAGGTGTATATCAAAAACGAATTGATAAACTAAAAACACCAGCAACAAAAGAGACTGCTGAAAACAATAAAAAAGAAACTGTTCGTGAACTAAAAAAACATATCGGTAATTTAACTAATATATTGACATTCCAGAACTATATTGTGGATGCAAAGATGGGTATTGTAAAGAAACTAAATACTGTTAGAAGCATTGGAACTTTTATTAAAACTGACAATGGGTTCAAAGTTGTAAACCCAGAGGGTTATGTTGCAATTGACAGAACTACTGGTGGTGCAGTTAAATTAGTCGATAGAATGGAATTTAGTTACAATAACTTTACTGCAATAAAGGCATGGGATAAATGAAAAGTTTTAGAGAGATTAGAGAGGCTCGTGGTGACACTTGTGTGTTTACCTTTGGTAGATTTAATCCACCAACCACAGGGCACGAAAAACTATTAGATAAGGTTAGTGCAGTTGCGAAGAGCAATCCTGGCGCTCCTTATTATATTTTCGCATCTCACTCTGAAAACGCAAAGAAAGACCCTCTTCCATATGTGAAGAAGGTTGCATACATGAAAAAGATGTTCCCAAAACACGCAAGGAACATTGTCGTAGATAAGGCAAGAAATGTATTTGAGATTGCAGTTTCACTATACAACAAAGGACATAAAGCAATTGTAATGGTTGTTGGTTCTGACAGAGTTGATGAGTTTAATTCTCTATTGAACAAATATAACGGTGTAGAGGCAAGACACGGATATTATGGTTTTGACAACATTGAAGTAGTCTCTGCTGGTGAGCGTGACCCAGATGCAGAAGGTGTTACTGGAATGTCTGCATCAAAGATGAGGGCTGCTGCATCTGCAAATGATTTCGACCAGTTCAAACTTGGACTACCAAGAGGGTTCTCTGATGGTGACAAGTTATTCGCAGATGTAAGAAAACATATGGGTATTCGTGAGTCTTTTGTTCCTAAAACAGAAGTAATCACAGAAGAAGATATTTTTAGAGATATGTATGTTCGTGGAGAGATACTAACTATTGGCGAAATAGTTACTGATAGTTACTCTGGTGTCTCTGGTAAAATTATTCGCAGAGGAACTAATTATCTAACCTTTGCAGAAGAAGATGGAACAACTCATAAGAAGTGGTTGTATGAATTACAAGAACAAACTATGGGACAACTCATTAAACATATTGCTGCAAAGTCTACTCATAGAAACATTTATGCAAAGGCATTAGATGTTCTTAAATCTGTTATTGACAGAAAGAAAAAAGAGAACAACGGTAAACTAAAACATGACATTGTTTATTATGCTGGAGAAATCGGTAGACAGTTCAGAGGTGTTGATGCAAGAGAACTTGCAAAGGCATACGAAACACAATATGAATCTGTAACTGAAGGTAAACAAGACAAAGACATTAAAGACAAGAAGGGAACTCAACCCGCTAAGTATTATGCAAAAGATGCTGAGGGCGATGAGATGGCAAAGTCCACAAAGGACAAGAGAGATGCTCACTTTAGGAAGGGTGCAGAGAAAGACGATGATGATAAGTCTGCATACAAACCCGCTCCAGGCGATGCAACTGCAAAGACTAAACCATCTCAGTATACAAACAAGATGAAGAAAAAGTTCCCAGACTTGTATAAAGAAGGTGTAATTGATAAAATTCTAAAGAAAGTTAAAGGACTAACTCCACAACAGATGGCAGTTATTTCTGCAATCCCACAACCAATCTTGACAAACATGATTGGACAGTTGCAAAATCTTGCAATGGGAGAAAGTTCTTTTTATGAGTTTATAGATAATCTACATGAAGGTGCCGCAGATACTTCTCTTGCTAAAAAGGCAGAAGCATCTGGTATCTCTGTATCTATTCTAAAACAAGTTTACAATCGTGGTGTTGCCGCATGGAAGGGTGGACATCGCCCAGGCACAACCCCAGAACAATGGGGACACGCAAGAGTAAATTCATTTATCAGTGGTGGTAAAACAAGAACAACTGCCGATGCTGATTTGTGGAAGAAACATAAGGGTGTAAGTGAAGAAGAAGACCCTCGTGAAATTGGAACAGATGCAAGAAGGGAGGCGCTTCAAGGAATGACGCCAGGACAGGAAGTAGAAAAGTATACAGTATCAGAAGGTTTGACTATGATTGTCAAACACGGTAAAAAGAAATACCAACTTGGGGATGGACAAAAAATTAAAATGTTTGGGAAAGAGTATTCCTCAGTGGGAGTAACCAAACAACAAGTATATGTCGTAAAGGGCCCAGATGGAGAAAGAGTATTCTCTAAGAAAGAATTTGAAGCACTTCTAAAGAAGGGTGATATTGAAATTATTGATACTGGAAGTGTTGCACAGTTTGAAAGATTTTCATTTAAGGAACATTTGAATTGTGGAACACCAAACTGTTGTAATGAGTGTGAGACTTCAAGTCTAATTGAATCGAATCAATATCGTGTTGGTTCAGAAAAGTATTTTGAGTTTTTCCAAGAGAAGAGAGATGCCTATAATATTGGTGTTTATAAACCAGTAGGTTTTGATAAGGAACTTATGGAAGGCGATATTGGAAAGATGGACTACTATCAAGGACAACCAGTTCCACTAGATTGCCCTATGATGTTTGAAGAAAAGGATGTAGAACTTAACAAACCAAAAGTGGGTGGGCCAAAGAAATACTATGTGTATGTTAAAGACCCATCAACTGGCAATGTTAAGAAAGTCACATTTGGTGACACAACTGGTTTGAAAGTCAAGTTGGATGACCCAGAGGCGAGAAAGAATTTTGCTGCTCGTCACAATTGCGACCAACAGAAAGACAAAACAAAAGCGGGTTACTGGAGCTGTAACCTACCTCGTTATGCAAAACAACTTGGTTTGTCTGGTGGAGGCAACTTCTATTGGTAAAACCATATACACAAGTAGTAGAAGATAAATACATTGTAAGAGAATTTTCTAGTGATGTTGATGAAACAGAACTAATCTGGCACAGAGACAAACAAACTAGAGAAGTAACAGTGTTACAAGGTGAGGGTTGGAAATTGCAAATGGATAACCGATTGCCTATAGAACTTGAAAAAGGAAAACTTTATAATATTCCTAAAATGGAATATCACAGAATAATTAAAGGAAAAGGAAATCTGGTAATCCAGATATGGGAAAACAACTATGACTAGATACTCAACAACAATGAGAGATCTTCTTGAACAAGTTCGTGCTAGAGAAGATAATCTCTTAAAACCTTTGACAGAAGCAAAAACTGTTAAGAGAGAACAAGACGAACCAGCAACACCAGATGAAGGTTCTATGGCATCAGATCAACTAAAGTTCATTGTATATGCTGCAAACGAAATCATGCAACACATTCAAGGTGGTGGTGAATTTCCAGAGTGGATGCAGAATAAACTTTCTGGCACACATGAACAGATGAAAGGACTTCATGCAAATATTGACCATGACAAAGTTG